TAATATCACTGCTTAGGTGGCAATATACATTTTCAGCAATCTTTGTTGGTTTTTTGTCAAGTCTAAAGTATTCATCTATCCATTTTTGGTCTAACAAATCTTGACCGGTATGTTCCATAGCGTACCGTTTTGCGTTTTGTTTTGTTAGTTTCATTTTATTTTCTTCCCATAAATTTTAAAGACTATTCTAAATCATAGTCATCTTCACAGGACATTACGCTTGTAATTCTGTCCTTTTCTTCGTTCAACACTTCAACAAGTTCGAAGAAATCTACGCCTTCAAGTACTATTTTAAGCTCTCCGCTTTTTAATACAGTTCCTTTGGGCGTAGCTATAGCTTCAGATATCCCGCCCGGGTTAAGTTTCACAGTTTGCATTTTTAAAAACCTCCTCGTTTATTTTATTTTCTTTATAGCCAGAACCGTGTCGCTGTGTTCTATAAACTTAAACCCATTTTCCATAAGCAGATTAAGCTCAGGAGTGTTGTTACTGTTAACCTGCGCTATTATAAACCTAAAACCGTTTTCTTTAGCTAAATCTATCTTAAAGTCCATAAACGTTTTTGCTATACCTTTTCGCCTATATTTCTTCTCAACATAAAGCCCGCAAGAGTACATCATACAACTTTGGGGCACAGGTATCAAAATATTCTCTGCAATGAAATCGCCTTTTTTTCTAATTGTAATATGGCATTCAGGTATCTCACCATAATGAGTCACATCAACTTTAAAGTCTTTATTTATTCTTCTTAATCTATTATCGAACGTGTCGAGCACGTATTCTGGTACATATATTTCAATTGTCATTTTTACCCTCCAATTCTTCAAATAGTACCGATATGATTAACTTCACTAAAGTGACACAGTCTTTTAACTTTTTTCAAAAAACTATCTACATTGTCTGGTTCACCACTAATAATCATGGTACCCATAAATTCGCGTGCCAAGTCCTCCGAAAATCTCTCAAACGAAGTCCATTCTATTGGGTTTATTTCAATTGAGAACTTTACATGTTCATTACTATACGTAAAAACTTTATTGGTTTCATCTTCCTCGCACTTCATGTCTTTTATTAACTCATTAAAGTTGCTAAGCTTTTTTACAGAACAAGCCTTTATAATCAGATATTTTGTTTTGATTATATTTGGGTTCCTTTCATTTCTATAAATAACTTCGCAGCTAACCTTTATAACCTCTTCGTGTTTCCCATGTGGTAATACATAATATTTGGTTGTTTCCATTTTTTTACCTCCTTGTTTTTTAATCTAATAAGTCTTATGCACACAAACCTTGCGTGTTTTAAGGTTTATATGAAAATTCTCATACTTTGTAATGATTATAATTTCGTCACGGTGTTTGTACCAGTTATAATAATCGTATAAACTAAACCAGCCTTTGTTGTCTATTACAACTATTCTAAATCCGTGCATATAGATACCATCAGCACCAAGTTTTACTGGTCTCTTGTACAATTTAAACACTTGGTTTATATGCTCATCATTTTTATCTGCATCTAATAGAGCATACTGTTTAGCATTCTTTTTAGTTAGATCCATTTTCTCCTCCTTATTTACAAATCATTTAGCAGTTCACGAGACTTCAATTTTCTCACAATATTTTAAAAAATCATCTGTTGCCAGTTCGCTTAACTTTAAGCTAATACACTCTTCAATTAACTCTTCTTTAGTGAGTTTACTATACCTTTCTCTTAATTCTTTCCTTAGTTTTCCATAATCAAATTTCATTTTACCACCCTCTTAACTTATCTTTTTTCCACAACGAGGACAATACTTGTAAGTGTCCATAATATCATCACAACCACACTCGTTACATTCATAAGCATCATAAGTCTTGTTCCAACGAGTAACAAACTTAAGGTTATGTTTAAGCATTTTAAGCGCAGGGTACAGGAAAAAAATAGCTTCACTCCATAACTTGTCCCTATTACTATTTTTGGTAAACTTTATGGCTTCATCAAAATTATTAAACTGTTTAGTATTTTTTTGTAGTGTGCGTTTTATATAATTATAACCTTCAATATTCTTTTTCAAACCGTCAATTTCGTCTTTTCTTTCGTTAAAATCAGTAGTCCATAGTATAATCTTATTTTCACATTTTAGTATTACATAAAATGTTCCTTTTAAATAACTGCTATATCTTTCAAACTCTTTAGGGTCTGTCCAGTACAAAATCTTAACTTTGTTAGTGTCAAGATAAAACTTTAGCGCTTTAAACTGGTCACCACCTTGCCAACTCCAGTCTTCTTTCTTTTTAATAAGATATTTTGTAAGATCTACCATTTTTGCCTCCTTATATAAACTAATTTACAAGATGTTCTGCAATGTTCAGGGAACAGTTTGTCTATGAACTCTTTAATAATTTCTTTTTTATTAATTTGAGTATTCATTTTTTCGCCTTCTTTAAACTGCTAAAACAACAATCATCTATTAATACAACAAGATGATCACCAGTGTAGAGCCATTTCTTTCCTTTGTAATAAAAATATTTTTCTCTACTTTCTTTATTATCATACAAAGCCACTGCTGTTTTATATAAAGGCTTAGCTTTCAATTTCTTTAAAAAATATTTCTCAGCCATGTCACAGTGACTACCATCAGCAAATGGACAAAATATGAGCTTACCTTTTTTATCAAACTCGCTTAAGCCCTTACCATCCATCTTATCCATTACTCTCTGTACCCATTTTTCCAGTTCCTTTTTCCTAATTTTTTCTCTTTCTTTTTCAGGCACAAGATACTTTTTTAGACTTTTATCAACATATTCTCCTTCTTTTGGCTTACCATCCACAGGCCTTCCGAACCAGTCTTCTATGTGCGTGTAATTATCCATGTGGTCAAAAAACTTCCTGCCATATTCGTCAGTGAAACAATTATGTCTGTCATGGCAATAATAATTAAACCTTACAAGTTTTTTAGTCTTTTTATGTACCAAAGTTTGACCGCTTATTATCATTTTTTACGCCCCTAGTTCACTTTTAGCATAACATTCGTGGCTACAATAGTGTCTAAATTCAATGTGCACGACTTTATCCTTAATCCTCTTACCGCAATAATCGCATACAGTTACCTTCTCACCGCAACTTTTACAAATCTTAACAGCATTGTACGTTCTAAGTTTAGCAAAATTGATTAATCCTTCCATTGCACACTTCTCGCTACAAAAATGTTCTTTAAAGAAACACGAATTAATACAAATTAAAGTACTATTTAACTTTTTTCCACAATTTGCGCATTCGTTAACAATCCTTTCGCACACTTGGCAAACTGCTAGTTCTTTGATTTTTGTTTTCATTTTATACCTCCTTTATTTTTTTAAGCCTTTCAGCCCCCAAGTAACAGTTTGTGCAACAAAAATGTTTACATTCCTTACACAAAAACCTATCACCTTCTTTAAATTCGTATGTACAAAAATCGCAAACAGTTACCTTTCCTTTACAGTTTTTGCATATCATTTTATTCCTTATCTTTTCTAAACTTCTGTAATATCCAATCTTTTCAGAATTTTTATATACTCCTCATAACCATATCTGTCAATTATGAACTTCCTTAATATTGAAATCATGTAAGCAAATCTATTATTAGTAATTTTTAATTTATCACTTACAGTTGGGCAACAATAAGCGTTACATATTTTAGACTTTAATAGATAACCAAGTTTACATCGTTTAGTCTTAGGGTCAAAAAATCCGTATTTCTTGCTAAATCTGAACCTTTTCTTAAGAAAATTTACATACTCTGGTGAGCTGTCAGGGAAATAATTAAAATAACCATCTTCTTCAGCACAATCAACACAACAACCTCTTTTGATTTTTTCATTCTTATTTGAACCACACCAAAACTCTGAAACGCAATTTTTACAGAATTTGTTTATTTTTGAGTTATAATCGTCTGCTTGTACATCAAGTGACCTAAGCAAGTTTTCAAACAATTTTCTTAAGTCAGTATTTAGTTTTTCCATTCTCTTTTCAAAACCTTACTTCTTCCAAGTCTTAAGCAACAAGCCGTGCTACAATAATGCTTGTCACCGTGATTGCACAAGATTACATCACCTTCCTTAAACTCATGCAGACAAACATCGCAAACATATATCTGTTTACCACACCTTTTACATACCAGTGCCATTTTATACCCCTATTTTTTTAAATTTATACCTAACTCTTTTACTTTTTTATTATAAAGTTTGAACTGTTGTGTATACCTGTTATTGAACAGTCTCATAGCATTTTTAGGTTTATCCCAACATTTTATATCGAATATTATATCATTCCTTAATTTATCCATATTTTCACACACATTAAATAACAATGTTTCTATAAGCGGATTACAATGATATCTCAGACACTTTACGCTACGCAAATGAACAGGAAGTTTACAACATTTTTTATCAGTATCAAAGAAACCATAATCTTTATCAAATTTGATAAACCTTTTAATCTTATCCAAATCCTCTTTATAATGATATCCTTTATTTTCAACACACTTTACACAACACCCGGCGTTTATTTTTTTACCTGTATTAAGTTTTTTCCAGTATTCAGGGCACACTTTTGGGCAAAGCTTTTTGTACCTGTTCAGTATAAATTTTACACATAGTATGTATGAGATTAATTCTACATACTTATTATTTAAATGTTTTGAGTAATTAAACTTAAACTCTTTTTCCATTTCACATAACCTCTAATGATGCTTAGTAAGAGTTATACCATTCATAGTCTTCCATTAACTTTATCAGTTTTAAACGTGTTTCTTTTTTAAGTTTGTTAAATTTATTATCCATAAACTCAGCAAATTTAGCCCTTGTTCTTATTCTTTGACCAGATATTCTATTAAAATCTTTTAAGAATTTAGAACTTTCGAATAGCCCTTTATACGCATGGACAGTAAAAATTAGTTTACCTTTGTAACGTCTTTTATGGATACCTTGCGCATTAAACCATAATTTATTTGCATCATTTCTAACCATCTCAATCCTCCTATTTTTTAACTAAACATGCCTCTTTGCAAGTTTGGCAATTTCTAAAAACTTTTTAAGCCCGTATCTGTGTAGTATATACGTTCTAATCTCATCAAAAGCCAAGCAAGGGTTCTTTGAGACGTCTATACCTTTCAACGCTTCCGGACAGGCATAAACGTTGCATGTATACGATTTAAACATTGTTGGCAGTTTACACTTTTTTGTTTTAGTGTCAAAGAACCCGTCAACTTTGTTAAAACCAAACTTCTTTTTTACGTAATCAATAAACTTAGAATTATCTCTGTCTGAGAAATAACCTTCAGACTTAGCGCACCATACACAACATCCTCTTTTGGTTTTTTTACTTTTATTCCACTCTACCCAATCAGCATCCTTACAATCTTTACAACTTTTATTTATTTTATAGTTATTATCTATAATATCCCTTACAATGTACGCTATGCTCATCACAAGCATATCTTTTTCTAACTTGCCGATTTTTTTTGAGTTCATTTTTACATCATTAACTCAATTTGCCTATTTACCCATTAGGATTATAACCGACTGAGGCGCCTCAACCATTTAAGATTGATGCCTCCAGCCGGACTTTTGGTGATTTTTTTGTGAAATCATAATTAGAGTTAAAATAAGGCAAATACCCAGAGGACTTCATAGCATTCACTATTGAAACCCCCTTTAACGGGCGGTGAGAATTAGAATTACCTTATCCCAACTCTATAACCTACAATACGCGTTAGAATTAAAGACGCCTCAAACTGAGGCTTTTTTTGCGTATTGCAAGGTATAACTATAAAGACGCCTTTAGACGCCATTTAAATTTGTATCTAAAATTGCCACAAGACGCCCTTTAAATTATTTGGAACACTTTGGCGCTTATGGCGCTTAAAATGAAACCTTTATAAACCCATTTCCAATCTAATATATAAATATACCGAATGGGCGATTTTGATTATAAGAAATTAATCATTAATAAGTAATAAAAAGATATAAGAATAAATATATAATAAAGAACAATAAATTTAATAAAATAAATAATAGAATAATAAAATTAATCAATAAAAGAAATATTAAGTATTTTTTTAAGGTTTTTTGTTATTCTATTTCTCATAAAATCATAATCAAAAACAAAACCATATTTTTTAATTAATGTTTTATAGTATTCTTGTGATTTTGCATATTTCTTTTTAATTTTAACAAATGGCATAATTTCTTTTACATTTTGTGTATAAGTTTTAAACTTATCAAATATGTATAAATCGTGCTGATTTATTAGTTCTTTTAAAGGATATTTACGGTTTTTATAATTTTTTATGTTCTTTTTGATTTCTTTATTCAAATAGTTAATTACACTATTTAAGAAATTTGTTCTTTTAATTTCAGAAATAACCTTATTAAGAGTTATAAGGTTTTGTTCATATTTCTGTAATGTATTATTTAAATTGTTCATTATGGGACTTATAAGTTTGCTATTCATTAATAACTTATCATTTGTGAATAGCAATAAGTCCTTTATTATTTCTTTTTGAACAAATGAATGTTTTTTAATTGTTTTTTTGGTTTTAATCAATTGTTCTAACTCTTGCAATTGTGATTTTAAAAACAATATTTGATTTTTGGTTTTTTTGAGTATTATAATTTTTTGTGTTAGTAGATTGAAATACTCTTGTTTTTTGTAAATTTCAAGTTCTCTTAAAAATTTCAAGTAATTAAGCATTTCAGAATGCTTTTCAAGAACATAAAAACCTGATAACCTTATAGGTTTAATGAAACCTGTTCTAACATAATTGATTTTTATTACCATTTTAAGAAATCAAAAAATAAAAAAAAGGTTATATGGTTTTAATAACCATATAACATTTTGGCGTATTTACGCAATTTTGAAGTCAAAACACTTTTTGTAAATGCTGTTATCTCCTTATTTTCAAGGTTTTGGGCTTGTTCTGTTAGGTTCTCAAAATCTATACCCAACTCCTTTAAATCGGTTCTTATCTTATCGCTGGTTATTTCTAATAAAACCTTATTGGTTTTATGTCCTTCTACTTCTTGCTCATTCGGTAAATCAACTTTAAAAGTCAATTTACCATTACCCGATAATAAATCATTTATACGATTTAATCGGGTTTCGGCTCTTTTAACAATATCATTAAAACCGATATTGTTAATCTGTTTAACAGGTTTAACCTGTTCTGTTACTGATTTCATTTTGGTTTAACCCCCTATTTCTTTATACACATATAGTAATCTAACTATATGTGTAGTTTTGGTTTTGCTATGCCGTCAAGGGCATAACCCAAAACATATATAGGTATACTATAAGTATATTTAAATCTTTTGGTTTTGAAATTTAAAAATCATAAAGTCCAAAAAGTAAAGATATTTAAGTTTATAAAGTTTTCTATTAGAATTTTAAAGTCCAATAAGTAAATACTTATAAGTATTTAAACCTTTCGATTAGAATTTAAATGTCCAATATTTAAAGATATTAAACTATATAAATTTTTCGGTTTGGTTTTTTATTACTTTAAAGTAACAATTTTTCTTCTTTAACTTTATAGTAGTAACAATCCTAAAATCTTTAACTTTTGAGTGGTAAATTTAAATTTATCATTTTAAAATAGTAACAATTCCTATTTGTCATTTTGCAATAGTAACAAAGTTCTTTTTTATCATTATTTAGTAGTAACACCCGCTGTTGTTATTTTATAGTAGTAAAAAAAAGAATAATAGCATAAAGTTTATAAAGGGTTTTGTGTTTTTTATTATTAAAATGGAAAACACAAAATTAACACAAAATAAGGTATGTATGCCATCTATGGCGAACATAAAAACCATAGCCAAACTTAAATGTGGGTGTGTTATGGTGGGTAAGATTAAAACGCACTTCTGTTTTAATTGCTGGGAGAAGTACAATAGGGGGTATTAAAAATGGATATATTAAGTAGAATACTAAAAGATTTAGCAAATAATTTGACTGATTACATAAAACCAGATATACTTTTTAATGTATTATTGCACATTAACAATAAATACAGAAGTAAGTTTAATGATTGTAGTAATGTAGAGTTAATAAGAGATATAAAAACCATATTTGATTATAAAAATATCAAATATGACTTTATTTCAGAAAATAAAACTATGACTAAATCTATAAGTAAGAACACAATCACAATACAGGGGGATATTGATACCGATATAAAAAATTGTATTGCAAAAATGATACAAGAATACTACGGCGTACCTGATGAGATTGTTATAAGCAATAATGATAATATAACATATTTTAATTTTTAATTTTTTTATTATTTTATAGTAGTAATTATTCTAATTATTTTTTATTCTATTTTTTTAAAATTAATTTCAGCTTTAAAAATTGTTTTTTAACCTGTATTAATTTTCATTACTACTAAGTGGTACTAACTATTTTAGAGTAATAACAGCTTGTTACTACTATAATATACGACATCTATTATATAGTAGTAACAAATTGTTTATTTGTTATTATGAAATAGTAACAAATGTATTTATTGCAACTCTTAAATAGTAACAAATCTGGTTTTAACTACTATTGAGTAAATACAGATTTTGGTTGCCATTTTTGAGTGGTGAAAAATGGAAATATAGTATAGCCATGTCATCACAACACGGATTTAATTTTTTGAACTCTTTGAGACGCCTCTAGCTTTATATTCATAGGATCCATCTTTTGAGGGTGTTATTTTTATGTTATTATTGATAACAACCCACTGTTTATTGTTTTTTAATGTTTTGCATTTAGATTTAGTTTGTATTATTTCTTGTATGTTTATTACCAGATCAAACAAAAGCGTCTCGTTTTTTATTTTAGTGTTCATAATTGAAGCACTGATATTACTTTCAAAGCCTTTATTGATAATAGTAAGTTCTTCTAAGCCATCGGTAAATTTAAAGGATTTTACATTTACATTAAAATCGTCAAAGTTAATTCCGTTTTTAGCTTTAATATTTTCAATAACAAAAGAAAACCCCGGGGTGCCTTTAAAGTATTCAAACACCTTAACTATTTCACTTGATCCAAGATACTTTCCTTTTGATCGCGCCATTTGTTAAGATACCTCTAATTGTTTATACTTTATCCCAGCCTCATCTAGCTTCTTTAGACACCGTCTTTCAACCAAAAATTCGTTTACCTTGCTTGAGTATACAACATTATCACTTTTTAGGGTATGATTTAACATGATATAAAACCCTTTTTCTTTGTTTTTCCTTGTTCCGGTTAGTTTTATTTTTCTGTATGCCATTATACAACCTTAGTTATCTTGTTAAAGGCGCGCTTGTTTTGTTTATCAAGAAAAAAGATCACCTCCTTTTCCCCAGCGCATTCCCTAACTTGCCCAACTGTTAACCATTCTTTAGCGGTTATGTTGTTGACTTTAACCTTGACAAGCACTTTACCTTTAACTAGATCCGTGTTGCGTTTAATAGCAATCTGGTCATAATCTTCATCAGGCACAAACTTCACGCACAAAACGTCGTCTCCGTGATAGGAAACAACCTTGGCGTCAAACGTGTCGGTTTTAAACTTCATTCCTTTGTACTCAAGTTCTAGCGATTTCATGTATATTGTAAATACCTTCTTATTTATAAAGTTTACGGATCTTAAAAAGCAAACCCATAAGTTTAAAATTAAGCCCTGGTTCAAGGCCCTTAGCGCGTTCATAGTACCTGTCCAGTTGATCTTTTTTTCCTATTACGTACTTAGTGTACAACTTAGCCACTGCCTTTTTATAATCCCTTGGCCTTTTATTTTTTGGAAGCAGTTCTGTCAAGATACAATCATAAAACCTTTCCTCCAGTACACTGTTACCGTGAAAGCTTCCAAACTTGTTTATGTCCATGTCAACGTAAACAGTGTTACCTGAACTAACTATCACGTGCGCAAGCGCGTGCATGTCTTCAGTTGACACGATTTTGTCAAGGTTGCCTGAAACGATAAGCAGCCCGTCCTTTTTAGTTAGCTTCATTTTGAGTCACCTCAAACTATTTTATACTTTTTCCTGTCAAACGTTCGCTTAGCTGTAGCCGTCTCAAACTCGTGCCAGGCCAGTTTGTCGTTGTAACTGAACCAGACATGTTTTATTCCTATTATATCTTTAGAGTCACCGAACACTGGCAGTTCGTTTATGTTTTCAGGAATAATATAATAAGGGCTGGTACTATTCAAGTGCACCCACGTTTTTTGGTCATCAAGAAGGTAGTACACTGTACAATGCCCAAACCCTGAATAAGTCACGCCTGCAGTAACACGAACACGATACCTTGGCACCCCCATGGCAATCAGCATGCTCGCTATTGAGTTAGCATAATCATCACAATCAAGTCCCTTGCCGAGCTTTCTAAGTGCCCTGAGCTCGAACGGAAACACCCACATTTCTATAGTATTGAAAGTGTCCTCGTCATAAGCGTACTTAAAAAATTCCTTTTGATGAGCGTCGTAAGCTTTCATGACAACATCGTCAGTTTTCAGTTTATTTACTACTTTAAAGTCGTGCTTTTTCAACCAGTTTTGTATATTGACATCGTTAGGCTGCACGAAAGTTCTTACGTCAAGCGACACTCTTTTGTCGTTGTAAGGGAAAGGCAAGACCCTTCCAACGTATGTCACGTTAGACACTGGATGCTTATTGTTCCAGTAATTTTCATAATATCTACCACTATCAAGTGACGATATTATCAAGTTGCATGTCTTTATTATTAGGTTTTTTATTTCGGTTTTCATATTGCCACCATATCAACAAACTCTTTTTGATCAGACGTAACCTTGCAGGCAAGTATAAGCGCTGCTACCGTGTCATCGTGTTTAGCCGTGGAAAGGTACGTTTCGACGTTAGTCTTGGTTTTACTCTTCCTGAACCCTATAAGTTCATCCACGAGCCTTTCAGCAAAATGTTTAGTCTCAGGGTCGGAAGGGTTAGCAGGTATAACCAAAACAGACTTACCGTGTTTGTCAGGCTGCATGATCATTTGCAGGTTAACCAGCATTTGTTTCCGTTCACGCGCATAGAACGGTCCTTCGAGCACAGGGTAACCTTCAGATAACAGGTCTTTATATATAGTAGAACCAACATTAGACGGATCAACTATACAAAAGTTAGCCCTATACTTTTTGAACAGGTTTCTTATCCTTTCCTTTTTAGACTCAACATGTTCACCCTTGTGCAGTTCACCGTGAAGTATGGTAACTTTACCCGAGTACCGTTCAACGACTACGTAACAATCAAAGTCAGCCCTGTCCGCGCTCGACATGGCAAAGTCAGCGCCAATGACCACGCACGAGTTTTCTGATTCTGGTAACCCGAACCGTTTATTTTTGTCAAGGCAATTATATATCCAGTCATGCGGAAACACGGCTTTATCGTTACCCACTTTAGGGTTTAGCATGAACTGTGTCTGGAACGCTTCCTCGCCGATCCTTTTACGTATACTGTTAAGTTCTTCAATGCTAAACTTCTCAGGCCAGATCGGTTTGCCTTTAATAATCGCCGGATACTTTTTATGAAAATAATCAGAATTTCCTGCCAGTTCTTCAACCATGTCGCCAGGGTTATCAGGCACACCAACGCAACAAATCGTGCCCTTGGTATGCGAAACCGTGGGCTCTATACCTTTCCAGTATACTTGCCTATCGGTTATGTCTTGTACTTCGTCAACGAACACGTAATGCAAAGACAGTCCTTTGATCTTTGTAGTGAACGCTTTCGCGTACAGTTTTGAACCGTTGTTAAGCTTTATACCTTTCTTGCCCCATGTTTCAGGGTTGTCTGGTTTAAGTTCTCTCAGTATATCATTGTTTTCAATTAAAGTCTTTATGTCTTCAAGAATCTTGATAGCCTGCCCTTCCTCTGACGCAGTAATCAGAACGTTACGTTTTTCGTGGTAGAACGTTAACCAGATTGGATAAAGTATCCCAAGCACCATGGACTTTCCGTGCTGCCTTGGCGCTTCTATCATTGAAAACCTGTGCCTTGAAACAATGTCAGCCCACTCAACGTGAAAATCCTTGAGCCTAAAGTCTGGCGAAATGGTCGGGCCCACTAGTTCGTTGCAGAACTTTTCAAAATCGAAGTAACATTTGTCAAGAAAAAGTGGATCATTCATTTTCTTTTTTCTTTTCACGTTCTTCTTTCTTTTTAAGGTAATGAGCTTTCCTGTCAATTAAAATATCCTTGCCCTCGAACGAATCACGCGGCCAGATAATTACCGTGCACGCCCTGTCAACGTAAAACTTTGGAAGGGTTACCAATGTAGCATTCTTGCCGTGTTTCCTTATCACTTTGTTAACAACAGCAACAGATTTCCTGAACAATATTTGAAACGCCCTGCACACTGCTGCCATCTCTTCATAAGTCAAGGTTTCAGTTTCAGCGTTAACCTTGTCAACAAACTCAGACTCGTTAAGTTCACCGTTAAGAAATTGTATAGCAAGGTCTTTAAGTCTCATAATATATATGTGTTTTTTATTATTTATAAACTTTTCGGTTGTTTCGATTTTACGAAACATTTATATATATGTATTAACTATATTATTGTAGACTTGGGTTATCCCAAAGGAGGTAAAATACAATGGAAACATTGAAAAAAGTTGGCGCTGTTGTTGGTGCAGCAGTGGTCGTAGGTTCTTTAGGACTAGCTGGTCATAATACTAGCAAAGCCAGCAACCTTGCAGAGGACCTAGCAGAGTTACAGTCAAAGATCAGCAGCGGTGAACTTGTGCCTGCTGACAGTATAGATTTGACTGTCGACAACCAGGCAGCGATTGATGAGGCACTAAAAAATGTTGACCTCACACAGGATAATGATGCTGCTATCCGTGAAGCCATGCAACAGTTGGCTGAAGAGAACGAAGCCCTGGAATTCGATGAAGAGTCGGGCAAAGTCGTTCTTGCTTCACCAGCGGTTACCGGCGAATCGGTTGAAAACCTTGAAAACGCGTTCACGTTGAATGACGTAAGCTTCGGCGACTCGTTCAATGTAGAAATCGACTCTGACGACCTGGTCAAACTGTTCAGTGGCGACGTCAGTTTCGACGATGACGATATTGAGGTTGAGGAAGTTGTCAAGCTTATGGACGGTGCCAAGATAGCATTCTCTGGTAGTTCAGAGTTTAGCAAATCCCTTGGCGCGTTACCGCAACTGGTAATGTTAAACAGGAACAGCCTGGTCCACGGGTTTGAAATCAAGGACGAATTAGACCTTGACAAGATTTCTGTTGACAAACCGCTGAAATTACCGTTCTTAAACGGTGAAGAGTTAAAGATAGTCGAGCTCGGTGACGATTCAATGGTTATCCAGGCAGGCAAAGAATTTTTGCTTGAGGCTGGAGAGTCTGTTGACGTTGAGGGTAAGTCTGTCAAGTTAGTCCTAGTTGGAGACGACTCTATTGCGGTAGAGGTTGACGGTAAAAAGGTTTTGGTTGACAAAGATTCGGACTCAGAGGTAGAAGGCTTGAAAGTTTTAGTCCTTGACACGTTCAGGTCAGATAATCCTCGTGAAGGCATGGCAAACTTGTTAATCGGTAAAGACACTTACAAAGAAGTAACCAACGGTGACGGGTTTGACAATGACGATTCAAGCGAAGCTGACTGGGTTTGGATGGTCAGTCCAGAATTTATCGGCGTGAAGTATAACAAGATACTGAACGAAGACGGCGAAGCGCTCAAACCAGGCGACAAGTTGGTCACACCTGGCGGCGTGTCTGTCAGCATAGTGCACAAAGAGGAGAGCAAGATAGGTTTAGACTTAGACTTTGACGAAGTTGAGATTGACGAAGTACTGGAACCAGTGCTAAGGCTGCAACTTTCAGGTGACAAGTTTGAGTTTACCATGGACGACAAAGAGGAAAGAAGTGACAAATTATACTTTGACTGTTCAAGTTTCTACGCTCTTGACGACAATGAATTAAAAGTAGTCAGTGAAATTAGTATACGAAAGACAGGCGACATCGTTGACTCTGATTTGGTATTACACGGTGTAGACATTGACGTAAACTGCGTTGACCAGGAATTTTCCAAGCTTGAACTTAACGGTTTGGACTTGAGCAACAGAGACGAAGACACTTTAGGCGATGACGGGTTAGTAGTTAAAGCCGTTTCAGACCTTGAAGACGCAGACGAAGTCAGTTTACTTATACCAAAAGAACAAGAGAAGGTTGATTTAGTCTTCTCTTAATTTTTTTATTTTTTTATTTTTTACTACTTCTACATAAAAACCGAAAAGTTTATAAGTATAGAATTACTATTATATAGTAGGAAATGGTAACTAGACAATTCTATGAAAAATTAAAACTGCCTTTTAAAAAGGTAAAGAGCATAGTAGTTCAAAATAAGGATAAACTTGTGTACTTCAAAGACCTAGTGATACTTGTAGTAGTATACGGTATAATGTTAAACCTTTCGCTTAACTTATTGCTGAACATAAAATTCTCATTACTTAACATAATATCGTCAGGTCTGTTGTTTTATTTGATAAAAACTGAACTACCGATAATAATAAAGGAGTGTAAGCAATGAAACCAATATCATCTATACTTGTAAAAGAAAACATAATAAACCCAAAGTTTGAAGGTGGCAAGGGATCCAAAGAGTCCAAAGAATTAACACCTACCGCTAAACGTGTAAGCCTTAAAGAACTTGAACTGGCTTACTATAACGACGGTTTGATATTTAACTCAGTAAACAAGATTCTTCAACGCATGTTCAACCAGGGTAAGTTTAAGATAGTAGTAAAGGATCAAAAAATAAAAAACTTTATGAACGAGTTCACTGAAAACATAGGCAACTCTGGCTCAGCCCTAACATGGAAGGAACTGTTGCGCAACATAGCGTTCAATGCCTGCGTGTTCGGCAGAGCGCCAGTCGAAAACGTGTTCAATAAGCGTGACAACCGTATAGTAGACTTTGACATAATAAACATAAAATCTATCGATTACGCTAAAGATACAAACAAAAACATAGTACTGGATAACAACGGCAGGCCTGTTGGTTACATACAATCTTTACCACTTAACCATCCATTCGACCCAGGCGTACAAAAACTGCCAAAAAACGTTGTACCGCCTAACAACAAGTACATTTACATCCCAGCAAAAAAGGTTGCAATGATTTCACTTTACCAAATCGGTGACGGTTTTTACCCGGTAGGCCTTGTTGAACCAATTTATACTGACAGCTTAAGAAAGCTTAACCTTAAATCAGCCGCAGCGAACGCTGCGTACTGGTTGGGGTGGCCAATACTTCACGCAAAGTTAGGCAACCAAAACCACGAACCGAACGCTCAACAGATAGGCAACATGCTTAAAGTATTGAAAGAACTCGATTACAAGAAACAGTTGGCAACGCCTTATTATTATGATATAAACGTGATCCAGGGTGACACTGACGCTTCACGCAGTGCTAAAGAAAACGTTGAGCTGTTTGAAGATGAAGAAGTATCTGGGTTAGGCATACCCAAATCAATCGCAAAGAACTCAACTGACAAGTCAGGCACAGCTGTCCAAAGACATCTTATGATGTCATTCAATTTAACAGTTATAGACATAGCTGACCGCATTTGCGAGTCAATAACAAAAAACATGTTCAAACCATTAGCAGAGTACGAAAAGTTTGACGAAGTACCGAGACTGGTGTTTGAATTAAGTGGTACAGATGAGTTAGACGCTGTAGCTAGAAGGTTACTGCGTTATGTAGATGCAGGCATACTAAAGCCTGACCAAAAGATAGGCGATTTACTTTTAAGTTTAGAAAATTTACCGGAGGAATAAAAAAATGAAAAAAGCTTTATCAGGTTGGAATTTCAAGGCATGGTTCCTTGGTAACTGGAGCACTGTTAAGGAAGTTATCAAGGTAGGCGTACCGTTGGCAGTTGGTTTAATGTCAACAAAGAACCCTGTTCTGGCAGGCGCTATCACGATAGTTGGAAAGTTCTTGCTGGACTTAGGACATTATATGTTTAAGGAGCTTACCAAATAAAAATGGCAGTAGCAGTATCAATCAGCGGACACTGGAGATCTGTGTCAGGCACTTTAGCCGAAGTGTTAGGTTACTTGGGTGACAATAGCATACCTGGCAATGCAGTAAAAGGCATGGTCCACGATGGGACAAAATTTGTCTGTCTAGTATCATTATAATTATGAAGCTAACATTCCTTGGCACTGGACCGTGCTGTGGAACTATCGAAGAAAGAAAAGGCAGGTTTAGAAGTTCTTTATACATTGAAGACCGTGACATAAAGATTTTGGTAGACTGTTCACCAGACTTTTCAGAGCAAGTTAAAAAGTTTAACGTAAACGTTATAGACTTTCTTATCTTAACACACGGTCATGAGGATGCCGTAGCAGGTTTACCGCAGTTAAAAAAATTTCTTGATGGGAAAAAGATTTTAGCAGTCATGGAAAAAAAGACCAGGGACATAGTGTTAAACAAATTTAAAGATGTTACTGACTACCTGGAAATACGTTTAATGTCGCCAAATGTAGCATTTAAAATAAGAGACATTGACATTGTTCCATTCAGGGTTATACACTCAATACAGCCAGGGTTTCCTACAGTAGGCTTGAAATTGAATAATATCATATACGCCGAAGACATGGAAGCCCTAGCTCACGCTAAAGACAAAGAACTGTTCAAAAGATCTAATATAATCATAATTGACGCAGCGATGTGGTTAGGGAAACACATAAAAGGCCACATGAATGTTAAAGACGCTTTAGAGTTTGCTTTAGAGTTTTCGCCTAAAAAATTGATTCTTACACAAGCAGGCAGGACTTATCCTGAGCACAATAAAGCCGAGGTTATAATAAAAAAGTTATGGAAAGAGATGGGCGGTTCACCAGACACAGACGTAATGCTTGCCAAGGATGGAATGATAATAAAAACTGAAAGCCTTATACGAAGTACACTAAAACGCAACAATAACGCAATTTGTTTGCCTGATTCTCATTGCGAGATGCTAATGAACAACGAAAAAGATTTAGTTGTACTTAATTCAGAGTTAACATCAAAAATAGGAAAGATCTTTTACCTGACCAGCCAACAAAAGTGTTATGGCCTAGCAAGAGTGAACGAAATATTCAAGGTAAAAGATTTTGAAGAGTTATATGATAGGCACAAGATCAGTCCTGAAGAAAAACAAAAATGGTGGCCAAACACTAACGCTTTGTACGCTTACAAGATAGAAGTGTTAAGAACGTTCGAGCCAGTAATGGTAAAGTTATCAAAAAATGACATTTTCACAGAAATATTAGAATTCGTTCAGGTAGAAGAACTTATAAAAGATATACACAACTACGATCCAAAACAAGTTAACACGAACGTTCTTCTTGACGATTTTAGGATAGTCAACGCATGGTACGCTACCAAACGTCGTGGTAAAAAGTTCAAGTACAGCCTTGAAGAAATTGTTAACCTTGCAAAGTTAATATACAAGGAACTAAAAAAGCGCGGTGTACAGTTTCATCCGGAAAAGATGAAAAGTTATTCTAAGGAACTATTCAACAAAATCTCAAAAAGTTCAGTTATTAACATTGACCTAAAAGATCCAAACTTGCTCGACAACTTTGACGATTTTAAAATCATAGACAACTTTATTTCAGTTTGCGGTTCAGTAGTTGACCAAAGGGCGGACCATGAACCTAATGACATGGACCTGCATATAAGGCTCAGCATGGACCACGCTGTAACTTGCCCTAACTGTAAAAGAGAGTTCGTGTACAATTGTAACGAGTACATAAAACGCGCTGTAGAAGTAAGGTTATGGAAAATGTTGAACAAGAACTGTCCTGAGCTGTTAGACAAACTTCACATGATCTGGGGCGATCCCGAAGGTTCGCATGATACTTATGTTCCTTTATACGATCTTGTGCTTAAAAGAATATTGCCAATTAAACGAGTAGAAATGAGGTTATTGGTAGATAAACAGGAAAAATACTTGCCACAAAAACCAGTCAGTCCTGCTTTTCACGATGTAGACGAGTTAATTTCGCATTTAAAGAATTATCCTTACTATGTTGAAGAAAAGGTTAACGGTTTTCATTTTATAGCAATAAAGTCTGATAATGATGTAAAGGTTTACACAGAAGATGGTAAAGATATGACAAAACACTTACCAACGTTTGTTAAAGAAATAAAGAAGTTATCATCAGTTAACTTCTCAATAGATGGTGAGCTTTTTATAGTAGAAAATGGAGTACAAAAAGGCAGAGCCGATTTGATTAAGTTTGTTACACAAAAAGAAATCCCTGACGATAAAAATGTGCATGCTAAGGTATGGGACATAACATTTTATAAACGAGATTTAAAAAACTTAGCTCTTAGGGTAAGGAAACAATACCTTAAAAAGCTTCATTTCACTGACAGAATAAAAGAAGTGAGAACCAAATTTTGTGAAACCGAGAAAGAAGTTAGAGACGCCATAAACTCAATGTCAAAGATTAAATACTCAGAAGGCGCCGTTGTGAAAGAAGCTGACTCAACGTACTCACCTGGCAAAAAAATCAGTGCATGGTTAAAGTACAGAAATTATCTTTACTTCAATTTACACGTCCTAAAAGTAATAAAAAACGAAGCTGGCAATTATAACTACCTTGTAGGAGTAAAAGCTTCTGATAAAAACATTGACGAGTCAAAGGTTGAAAACGGTTATTTAGTTTTAGGCAAAACGTTCAATACTAAATTTAAAGCAAACGAAGGAAGCAATATAGAGGTACAAGTTGAAGAGGTCTGGAGGCATGAGTCAAAGGACGGAACGTTTTATTATTCAATACACAAACCTAAAGTAATCGGCCCTGCAAAAGGCAAAGTTTCGACAATTAAAGACCTGGACGATGCTGTAGTTTCACTTGGAATGGTAGTCATAGAAAACAAAAAGACTGATAAAAGTGAAGGTGGTGGTCATCTTAAGCCTGAAGAAAGCATAATAAACTTCCCAAAAACTGTGCAAGCTGATTACAAAAAAAACATTGGAAAACGCAACAAGTACATAATACATGCTCACCAGATAGGCAAAAGTATACACTTTGACATAAGGCACAAAGTAAACGATCATCTTCAAGGGTTTACCGTGTTTACTACTGGCGATTATCCAAACTTCAAAAACTTAAAAGGCGAAGTGAAGCATTTCAGGGGCGCTGTGAAAGAACCTCAGCCAACTGAATGGTTAAGATTTGAAGGTGTTACAGAACCAGGCAAGATTGGCGCTTTAAGATCAAAACAATTCGGAGGCGTCTTTACAATAATATCTAAAGGCGAATATGAAGTACTAGAAGTAGACGATCATAAGATCCACATAAAGTATTATCCAGAAAGTGGTAAAATAAACAAAAAACCTATCGAAGAAGCAAAAGAAAGAAACTGGCCAGTATGGAACCCTGGAGAAAATCTAATAAATTTCAACAAAACTATTTCTTACCATATAGCACACATAGGTGATAAACATATAATGCTAATTGACGAACTAAAAAATGTCAAAAGTAAGTGAAAAAGAAGTAAACAAAATAATAGAATTAACATTAAAAGGCCTTAACCGTAAAGAGATTTCTAAAAAATTAAACAGGTCAAAGGACACTATTTGGCGTTATCAAAAGAAATTTTGTTACCTTTGAATAGTAAAATTTATAAGTCCGAACCGATATTTACTATATTAAGATGGTAAATAGAAAGAATTCTGCTAAAAAAGAAAAAGTTAAAGACATCGAGTTGCCATTTATAAAGAAGAATCAGGAACTATTTTCACCTGGCGTATGGAACAATTTATTTTATTCAGCTGAAGAGATAGAAAAAGCATTCAAAAACACTGACTGGGAAAAAAAAGAGGTCAGGTCACTTTTTTCTGACCATTCTGACAGAAGTACAAGAGACTGGCTAGGATTTGTAGAAAACGTAAGATTTGATAACGGAAAAATAATTGGCGACTTGTACATTGTCGATGAGGACTTGGCAAGGAAACTGAGTTTCGGTGCTAAGTTTGGTATTTCGCCAAAGGTAGCAGGCTTTGATGATAACGGCGCGATGAAAGATTTCGTGTTTGAAAACAACAGCGTTGTCGTTACTCCAGCCTGTAATACTACTTACATAAACAATAAGGAGGAGAAAATGGACAAGATAAAAGAAAAACTTGAGGAACATGTATCTCCTGAGGAAGAAAAAGAGGAAGAAAAAAAGGAAGACGTCTCTGAGGAAAAGGTTGAACAAGAGCCTGAACAGGCTGAGGAACCTGAAAAAGCAGAAGAACCTAAAGAGGAAGAATCTGCTGAAGCTTCAGAGGAAAAATCCGAGGAACCTTCCGAACAAGGTGAGAGTGAACCTTCAAAAGAGCAAGAGGAACTTGAAAACAGTGAAGACTTAAAGAAAGAGAAGGAATACCCTTACCCTGGAAGAAACAAGTATCCGAAAGAAGAAGGTGCTGAAGACCTTATCATGCACCCTGAATTCGCGGATTTCCTTAAGGAGAAAAAGAAAAAGTATCCTGAGATGGATTTGGCATCAGTGCTGAAAGCGTTTCAGGAAAAGTTAGACAGTACAGCAAAGTACGAACAAATGAGCCAGGACGAGCTTGAAGAAATATATAACCACATTAGTAAACTGTTGAAGAAAGACAAGAAAGAAGAAGAAATGAGTGAAAACAAAGAAGTAATTGAGCTTAGCCAAAAGCTTGAAAACAGTGAGAAGGTTATAAAAGAGTTATCCGAAAGGCTCGAAAAGACTGAAAAACTGTTATCAGAACCTGAAAAGGTTATACAAAAAACAGTTGAGTTAGAGGCCAACGACGACGAGGAAGATAATGTGAGCCCTGACGAAAAAATGTTTAATCTGCTTAAGGCAGAATAAAATAGGAGGTAAAAATGAAAAAAACTATTCAGGAACTAGCAAACGAAACCACAACTTCATCTACTGGTATCAGCGACGTCCAGGGAGAGGAATGGTTAAAAGAGATCTTAGCAACAGCTAAGCAAAAAATGTTCTTTGACCAGTTCGCTTTCCACGTCAATGTACCGAAAGGAGTTAAAGACATGCACGTGCCAATTTCAACTTCGCACTTGAGTTTCACGAGCGTTTCAACTGAAGCAAGTGCAAGAACTTTAACAGAGGTTACTAACCTTACAGTTAAAACTTTCACGCCTGTGTCAGCTAAATACGGCGCTGCTATCGCTAAAGAAGTAATGGATACTTCACAGGTTGACGTTGTAAAATGGGCAAGGGAAGAAATGGCATACAATATGGCTCTTGACATGGACAAAGCTTTCGCAAGCGCGTTAGAGTCAGCAAGTTCTCCAGCTGCAACACTTTACGGTGGAGACGCTTCAGCAACAAACAACCTGGCAAGCGGCGACATTTTAACAACCGACTTGATCGCTAAAGCGCAGAGATACCTTAAAGCTAACGGTTGGTACCCGGAGAACAGCAGGCCATTTGTCTTGTTCATACCAGCAGTTGCAGAGGAATCTTTGCTCAAGGACAGTCAGTTCGTTAACGCTTCAGAGTACGGCAGTGACAGGGTAGTCGCTAACGGCGAGATTGGCGAATACTTGGGTATAAGAGTCATTGTGAGCGAACAATGTCCAAGTTACAGCAACTGGGGCAGCGGTTCATTAGCAGGCCACGTGTGCTTCTTGGTTAAAGCGCAGGTTGCTTACGGTATAGCCATCAGGGAAAAACCAACCCTCGATTGGGAATACAAGAAGGACGAAGCTGCGCACTACATTTACTTGGACACAGCTTTCAAGTGTGACACATTGCAAGAAAACGCAATCGTTGTCATAAACGTATCGGATGCTTAATAGCATCCTAATTTTTTTATTTATCTCTTAGTTGGGCTCATATGAGCAATTCCGGCTAATGGATGGTTAAACTAAGGAGGAAAACAAAATGGGACAAAGATTTGGATGGCATTCAGGCGTTGTACATGCTAAGGATGTCAAGGTTCAGGGAGATTTATATGTTCAAGACGACATAGTTTTTTCTGACGTTTCAGCTGGCGTTTTAGGTGTCACTGGCGGTATTGACATGAGTGGTACCACAAGTGCCATCGGCATAGACTTGAGCGGTGGTACGTTCAGCACTGGTGCTATCAGGCTTGGTGATGATGACAAGCTCATATTCGGTGCAGGTAACGACGCAAGCTTTGAATACGACGAAGATGGTACTGATAACCTGAGATATGATGGAGCAGATATGATATTCGACACTGCTACCAAGTTATTGTTCAGGGATAGTGCATTATACATAAACTCAGCTGATGATGGTCACTTGGACCTTACAGCCGATACAAGCATTGACGCTAATGCAAAGATTTCTTTAGACGCTGCTGGTGGTAGCGCTTCAGCTAGTGGTTTGCTTATGGGTATAGGCACATCAGGCGACCCGGCTGCTTCATCTACAGCAGATGATAAATTTATAGAACTAAGGTGCAAATCCACTGCGACAAGCGGTGATAACAGGTTACTTTACATGCGTTACGAGTTAGGTGGCGCTAGCGGCGGTGGAGAATGTTTAAGAGCTTTCTCTAAGATTACTGCTGCAAACGGCACTGCAAGGGGCGCACATATTAGCTTGGACGTTGACTCAGCAGGTAGTTGTTCAGGATTAGGTGCTGGTGTTGACGCACAGATCATGGCTCCTGACGCAGCATTATCAGGCGGAACATACGCTGCACAAAACATTGAATGGTACGCAGCAGGTTCAAGCACTGACGTGAGCGGTGTAACCGAATCAAGCTTCATAAGGTGTTCATTGGGCGGAGACTCAACCGGTGCTGCTAACATTGAAGATAACGCACACTTGTTAGTCATAACAGGTGGTAGCAACGCTTCAGGTAACATAGTAGGCGCAGCCGGAGACGAACCAACCTGGACAAGTAAAACACACTTGATCAGGTGCAAGCTTAACGGAACAGTTGCATACTTAGTTGCAGTACAACTGTAAACATAACCTGATTTTTTTATTTTTTTAATTTAATTTTTTAGGAGGTTTGAACAGAATGAGAAAAATAAGAATAGAAAACTGGAAATCATTAGTTGATGGAAAGGAAATAGAAGAAAATATTGTGGTAGTACTAAAAGTGCTAGTGTCATCACAAAAACCAGAAGACATGCCAAAAGGCCTTGAAGGCTTCAGGTTATTCAACAGGCTATCAAAAGCGTTCGATGACGCTGAAGATAACGAATATTTAATACTAGAAGAACGAGAGTATGAATACCTGAAAAAGCTTGTTGAATCATCAGTTCCACCGCAATGGGGCTTTAACAAGAACATAACTAATGCTATTGAATCTTTTTTAAACGCAAAGGAGGAATAAAATGGTACACAGAATTAAGGTAGGTGGCAAGTTTAGCGTTAACAACCTTCCTAATGAAATAAAAGATAAACTAAGGGACAGGTTAATGGAAAAGTTAGGCATTGTTCCACTAAACGAACCAAAGAAAAAAAAGGAAAAAAAGGTTAACCTTGAAAAAATGTCAAAAGACGAGCTTGAAGATTTCGCAAAGAAAAAGTTCAAAGTAGATCTTGACAAAAGAAAAAGCAAACGCAAGCTTGTATCAGAAGTAAAGAAACTATTAGGGTTAGGTGAATAATCATGGCGGCAACGTTCGCATGGGTTGAGTACTTAGAAACATCAACAACCACGGCTACACCAACCAACCTTAACATGGGCAGCACGGTAGCAGCCAACCTTTCACCTAGTACATACCCTATAACTGCTGGCAACTACAGTTACGAGAAATGGATCAAAGTAAACTTCAGTGGCAGTTTCACAAGGATAGAAAACATCAAGTTTTGGAAATCGGCAGGCGATTATATAACAGGCGAAGTGATAAACTTCACTGGCCAAGTAACTTCATACGCAACACCAACAGATTCAGCCAGTTCATATGCAACATCAGCAGTACCCACATCAGAGCCAGGCTCAGCAAACGTAGGCATTGGCGGCAGTTTATCAGGTAGTTTAACCGCTGCAGGTTCGTCTGATTTCATAGTATTACAAGCATCAATAAGCTCATCAGCAAGCTCAGGCGCGGTTAATACGAAGACTTTCACTTTATCATATGATGAAGTTTAACTACGAACTTAAGCCTAAATTCGAGGCAGAGTTAGCCGGTAACGTGTTAGTATGCGCTACAGATTTTGACACTGGCTGGGAAAGGCCTGGTAAAGTAAAAAGGTTCACGATAGTTTTAGGCGACTCAAAGTTTGTGGTTGACCTAACAAACGGCGACTTTATCATATCAGGTGAACGAATAAAAGGCATTGAAGGTTTGTTTGGAGATTACTCGTTAGTATTCTTCAAACGAAATAAAGTTAACTTCAACCAATCAGGCGGAATTGAAGACAAGAACGTTTCGCTTTACTTTGGTTACAAAATTAAAGGAAAAGAACTGTTATTCAAAATTGATTTGGGGTTTGACAAAAGATGACCGAGACAATAAACAGTGACGCTTACATAATAGTGGAAGATATAAAACCTGAAGTGATAGAAGTCAACTTTGAAAAACCTGAGATAATAATTTGTACAGTGAGCCCAACAAGGTACAGAAAATGAACAAACTAATCGAAGAGTTCAAGAAATCCAACGGCAATGTTACATTCACAAACAAAGAAATACTAATGTACATTGCAGGCAGGCTCGACAGGGTTGACAAAAAGATAGAATCATTATCGGGTTCAATAATATCAGTCAAAGCCAGGCTAAAATATTACTGGGCAGCTATTGGTGTAATATCATCAATTTTAGCGTTTATAATAAAAAAAGGTTTATAATATGGGCGTTTTAATTAAATGGAAAAAACCATCATCGGAACTTTCATATAACTATGCTAGAGTGTACAGGTCAGACTCACAGTACGGCACTTACACGCTAATAAAATCACAAGACATAAGCGACAACAGTTATTATGACCCTGATGGTACAGGCTCTGACTGGTACAAGATAACATTTTACGACTCAGTCAACGACAACGAAAGCAGTTACTCTGACCCAATACAGGGTTCCAGTCATATAGGCTATTGTTCAGTTGACGAAGTAAGGGCGATGACAAACGTAACAGAATCACAAGTAACCGACACACAGTTAGCGTTACTGATAGAAATGGCCTCTGCCCAAGTTAACGCAGACATAAACGAACGTCACGAAGACGAAGAGGTCAAATACATTAACGAAGAAAAAAGCAACGAGATTGACGGTACCACTATTACGTTTTACACTCGAGGTTATCCAATAGGAGACAAAGAAAACTATTACAAGATAACAACCGACCAGGTCTACGCTTACACGATTGACTCTGACGGTTTAAGGCACGATATAAGCGTTTCATCCATTGACGCTGAAAAAGGCAAGGTAGTTCTTTCAAGAGCTATCAATACTAACGAAACATTATACTTCACATACGATTCAACCCCTAAACTTATCGACCCTCCTCACAGATTAGTCAAGCTTGCAACCATTTGGCTCACTGCAGCGTTTGCTTACTCAAAGATAAACCTGGGCAAAGCGCCAAGGTTCAGGCAAGGTCCGCTCACGGTGTTCAGGGACACCACTGCTCACAAAGAATACATGGCAAGGTACCATAACGAGCTTGAGCGTATCACTAACCTTATACAATCAAGTGAGAGGGAAAACACGATATGACTGGCAAAGTACAGTACATAGAATCAGGGGCATACATAACCGGCAAACAAACAATCACCGGTTCAGCTTACATTGAATCGGATCATCATAGCATCAAGTCAGACGCAATAATAAAAAAACCCGAGACAACAATCCTGTGCGATGGAAGCATAGTCAACGAAATCATTGAAGAGTTCGGAACAACAGTAATCATCCGTAAGATGAACAGGAGTGTTTCAAGCTCTGACGATCCATATTATACAGGGGTAGTAGGTTACAGTGACTACAAACGCACAGTACTCATCCAACAATGGACAGCCAACGATTTCGAGGTAATCGAAGGCAACTACAAGGCAGGCGAAGTTACTTTCGTGTTCGAGGTAACTGATAAAGACCTGGCAGTGCCAGGCAACAAAGTGTTATACGCAGGCCAATGGTACGAAATATACAGAGTACTAAAACATCCAATGCGCGACACTTTGTACATGATAGAAGTAAGAGTTAAACGTGTTTAACATTTTTAACCTGAACGCAATTTAAAAGGTCGGTGACCAAATGGCAACGGAAACATTAAACGGATATTCGTACATAATCAACGCTCAGAAAGACAGTATAGTCCCAGACGTGTTTGGTTTTTTCTTTAACCTTATAAGCAACGGTGTTACAGACCCAAACTCAAGGACGAAATTTTGTTACCCTACCTGGCCAAATGTTGACATTGATAACTCAGATTCTTACCCTATAATAATCATAGAATCACCAGAATTCAGGTGGAAAAAGTTTACATTCACCAAGCGCGATTATATCATGACAATAAAAATCCACATATTTTCAACCACAATGAAACAGCTTGACTCATTAACTTCACAAGTAATAAACACAATAAGAGACGCCGTTAAGTCTATCAGAGGCTTACGCATTGATAACATAATGTTAAACGGTGTAACAACCGATCATGTAAAACGTGACACGTTAACTATTCACACTAAAGATATAGAGTTCATATTTAATATAGTATTTAACCATGGCTAAAGTAGTCCTAGGAACAAACTTGCCAAAGAATTATGGCAGACGATTGGCGATTAAAATAGACAAAGAGACAGCACCACTTTTAGCGCTAGAGCTAGCTAAATTTGCAAAAAAGTCAGCAAAACTAAGAGCGCCAAGGGACACAACCTTTATGGCTGAGAGCATTGGATACGAAATGGTTAACGAGAAAGAGTACTTAATAGGCGTGTTCGGTGCAGCTGGAAGGTATGCAAAGTTCATTGAAGAAGGGTTCACTGGGCATTATATACCAGTACAATACATAGAGCTACACGAAATGAACCCTGGAACGATAGGTTCACGAGAACTAATGCGCGGTCTTGGATACAAAGGATCACCAAGCGATACAGGAAAAATCCCAACTTTCGTTTACGTTTCAGGCGAAGCAAGACCGTTCCTTGCACCAGCAATAGATTCAGCGTTTAATAACATTGAAGTACTAGGGATAAGAGCCGTGACAAGATCACTTGGAGGTGGTATAAGATGAAGATAAAAAATGTGTCAGGAGTTGTTAGAAGTTTCAGGCACAAGAACGGTAAAATGTGCATAATAGGAAAAGGCGAAATTTTCGAATCAGAATCAATAGGCGATAACATCGGCTTTGAAGAGGTAAAAGAAAAGCAAAGAAAACCAAAGGAGGATAATGAATAATGGCAGGCGAATATTCAGGTAAAGCTCCAGAAACATGGAGCGAGAAAGCTTTAGTAGCTGTAGACATAGAAGGCGGCAACACAATACTTTTTAACACAATAACAGAAAGCGTTGACTTAGACTTAGGCGAGAAAGGGTTTGACAGTATAGCAACCGTGGGCGGTGGCAGGCTTGTAAAGTTCAACCCTGAAGAAGACAGTTCATGCACACTAGAAATGTACCCGATTGCCGCAGGCAACCTGTGGAGCACTGACGGTTCAGAGGGCATAGGTTTTTATGACTTGTTACAACCAAAAGACAGCACTTACGATGGTAGCACTACGGTCATACAAGAGATCACAAACAGTCTTACAAGAAACAGGTGCAGGCTTACTATTTTATGGACAAACGATACAAGCATTACAGACCCAACCTCAGCAATAAGTTCAGCTTACGCAGTGTTAAGGGTCAGCATGTGCGGTTACTTCACAAAAGTGACTCCAAGTTTCACTGACAAGGTTTTAAAAGTAACAGCAAATTTTAAGGCACCAGCGTTCAAGAAAGACGGTTCATCCAACATACAAGTCATGTCCACAGACGATGCCAGCGTGTCAAATATAACCCAGTTGGGAGCATTTACAAGCTCTGACAACTTCCCAACATCATAAATTTTTTTATTTTTTAATTTAAAGGAGGAATAGAAATATGGGAAAAGAAGAACAAGAAAAGCTAGAAGAAATTAAAAAGAAAGTAATAAGAAAGTATACAAGCCTTGAGTTTCCAAACTTAAAAATATCAAGGGTACCAGAGAAACTAAAAAGTTATTTAATAGACTACGCAAACGAAAACTGTTGCGGTGACTACGGTTGGGCATTAAGCGTATTACTTGGCCCACAAATTGAAAAAAACAACGTGTTATTGGAAAGACTCAAGAAGCTTGAAAACAGGCTAGAACAACTTGAAAAGGAGGTTAGAAAAGAATGAGCGAAATAGACAAACTAATACCATCCGACGAGGAACGAGAAATAAACGGTATAAAGTTTAAAATACCAAAGCTCAGGGTAAAACACATGGGCATAATAAGCAAGTTAGAGTCGCCTCAAACAAGACCGGCTGCTTTAAGGGAGCTCATAAAATTAGTAATAAAAAAAACATTCCCTGACGCGAACGAGTCTCAGATAGACGACTTGGACTTTGAACTAGTGACCAAGATAATGGAAGCACTAGCCGAAGTAAATGACCTCGGAACAGTCAAAACAACTAACAAGCTTGGTTAACCGTGTATTCGGTCGACCCAGTTTAGATGAAACGATAACGTTCATCGAGGTAATGAAAATCGTTGGAGGGTACGAGCAACTGCTCAACCTTCCAATAAAAACATTTAACCAGATAGTTTTAGGGTTAAAAGAAATAAACAGAAGGGAAAATAAAGCC